ACAGATAAATAATTCTCCCATCCCCGAAAGGAAGCAGTACAAATGCTGAAAAATTTAGTTCTATCAGCATTTCGCTGCTCCTTTCGCCTAACTAAGCTTAATTGCATAAAAAATAAAACCCATTTAATTAGTATGTAAAGAAATGATAACCTAGGCATAATAAAGACGCAAGCAGCAAAAAATTAATGCTTTGATTAACGCGTCTTGTAAAATATTTTTAAGATACCACCTTTTTCATTTTCCTCCTCTTTTGAAATATAAACCTCCTTTCCATAAAGACCCTCCTCTAAGCCCTAGGTTGTCATTTCTTTGCGTATTAAATGCAAAACAGTATTAGACCCGCACAGCTAAACAAATATAGAAAAAGAAGTTGCTTGGAAGCAAACTGAGAATAGTGTGGATGCGCTAAACACAACTTTTAATGTCATAAATAAAGACTAGTATTTTGCTAGTCTTTTTTTTTATTTCTAAATACTATGATAATAAAACAGCTTATCTGTATATTATATAATGTAGGAGTGTATACTGGCCGGTCCACACTTTATATGTGAGCATAGATATACTACTTAGATAAGTAAAACGAAGACAATAATCGAAGGATAGTTGTCAAACAGATTGATTCCGGTCGCTACGCGAATCGGAATCAGGAGGGCGGTAGACCCGCTCGGTAAGCTTTCGCAAGAGCCGGGTTGACCGCCCTACTATTAGTCAACCTTTTATATCTATGCTTAATTAAATGTAAGCATAGATATACTACTTAGATAAGTAAAACGAAGACAATAATCGAAGGATAGTTGTCGAACAGATTGATTCCGTCCGCCCGCTGGGTGGCGGAATCAGAACCACTATCCCGTGCAGAAGCTTTCGCAACACCCGGATAGTGGTTCTTCTAGTCAACCTTTTATATCTATGCTTACATACAAAGTGTATACTGGCCAGTCTACAAACTGAAGCGCAGTTGTCAGTCTTTTGTAAGTCCTCTGGGCTTCTAGTGCTTCGCGCGCATATTCAGTACTTTTATACTACCACGCTTTATTTATTTAAAGCAAGAAGAGGTGTTTTAATGGCATTACAACAAGCAAGAATACTCCCATCAATAACAGAGAAAAGATACTATACATTACAGCTCCTAGAAGCAGCAGTAATAAGCGGAAATAAAGTAAAGATTACCCCAGTACATGAGCACTCTCTGTCAGATTTATCAAGCGAGACTTTTGTCTATGATAATTCTAAAGCAATAGAGACTTTCATTATTTTTAATGAAAGACCAAAAGTAAATCTACTAAAATCTTTAGGCTGGTATCGTGAAGATGGTGAAGTCCCAATTATTGCAACAATACCAACACATATTTTAAGAGAGTATAGTATAGACCAAGACGATAATATCGTTCCAGGTGACCCTGTTAATTTCTATGTCTTAAGAGACACAGACGTTAAAGAACTTGTTCATGATGGTAGAACACAGGATTACATATTAGATAGTCTACCAATAATTCGTGGAACCAAAATTGATATTGAGTATGATTTTTTACCACAGATTTACAATCCAGCTACTGATGAGTATATAAATGACCCAAGAGGTCATGTTAATACGTTCTTTGTTGCTGATGTTAAAGTTGACACAGTTTCTCTTAATTATACTGTTAAGCTAATTCCGTATCGTCATAGTATTGATAAGGCTTCGCTAACAAAACCTAATAATGAAATCAATATGGAATATCTAAACTTCGATAGCAGCGAGTTTGGGTTATAGTAGGAGTGAAAGCATGGCACAACCAGAAAAACGTAGTCTACTAGAAAGAATATTTAGACGCCGTAGTAAGCAAATCACAGAAATTAATAATAGTAGAGTCTCTCAGGAGCTAGGTAATCAGCAGGCCGTCTCTGATAAAATCATTGCAGCGCTGTCAACATCTTCTGTTGCATTAGAAGGACCTATTAGTACGCTAACTGCTGACGAAAAAACGCTCTTTGCTCTGTATGATCAGATGGATCAAGATGCTATTATCTCTGCAGCGCTTGATTTATTTGCTGATAATGCAACCCTAGTTAATCAAAAGACAGGGCATGTCGCAGCAGTACAATCCGAGGACTTAAGATTCCAAGAAGAAATAAATGACTTTCTTTGGAACATTGTTAAAGTTGATACTGAAGCTTGGCACTTTATAAGAGCCGCCGCTAAGTATGGTAAAGTTTTCTTAGATACACAAACAAGTAACAACTCTGACGAGTGGGCGTTTACTGTTGTAGATAACCCCGCACTAATCCAAGCATTATCTAATGGTACTTCTAAGGTGTCTTACTTTGCCGTATCAGCAGAGCAAGACCAGCAAAAACAAAATAGTCTTGCTGCAACATATGGCTTTGGTAATAACAAAGGCACTGAATATAAAGTTGAACCAGGAAACAGGTACATTGCAGGTTTTAATGTCCGCAAGTTTATTGGAAGTATGACATTAAAAGCGCAGTCTGCAGTAACTGGAGAAACCTATACAGATACGTACAAAATTGTGTCTGGTCGTTCCATTTTAGACTCTGTTGTATCAACATGGCAAACACTAACTAATATGGAAAACGCAATGTTGACTAATAGGTTAACAAAGGCTACACAATTTAAGCTAGTTCAAGTAAACGTATCTAATTCAAGCAATGCTGAGCAAACAGAAATTTTACAATCAGTTAAAAATGCCTTTAAGAATAGTGAGACAATTAATCGTAACAGCGACGCATACCAAAACAGATTATCACCTATTCCAGTAAATGATTTAATATTTGTTCCTGTAAAAGCAGAAAAAGGTGCAGTCACAGTAACTACTCACGGTGGTGAAACTGAAAAGATTGCAATGGAAGATATCGAGTATGAACGCAATAAACTTTTTGCAGGTCTTGGTGTTCTTAAGGCTTATCTAGGCTTTGAAGAAACAACACCAGGCGGTTTGGGTGATTCGACACTAACTAAATTAGACGAACGCTTTGGCCGCCGTGTTTCTCGATTACAAGTTGTTCTTAAAGCTATTATCACACAAATTGTTGAATATTATTGGGTTTATAGCAGGAGCAATAGAACACTTGAAAATATGCCAAGCTTTACAGTTGTGCTTGGAAAAGTATCAACACGAGAAGACCAAGAAGCCCGTAGTACTTTGAGGGATAACTTTGATATCGCAGACAAAATACTTGGCTTTGTGTCTAACCCACTGTTTGCTGAAAAGATAAATGCTGACAAGCTCTTTAAATATATATTTGAAGAGGTTATTGGTATTGATACCTCTAAGTTTGACAATGCACCACACCCATCAGATATTAAGCTGTCTATTAAAGATTTAACTGATATTCTTGATAATGCAAAAGAACAAGTCGATACAAAAGATGAAGAAGCTAAACAAGAAGTAAAGGAATCAACTCATAGTAAGTATAAGCATAATGGCTTAGAGTGTACTACTAAGGAGTTATTAACGTCTAAAAACATTTGTCGGCTTTTTGAAAATTATGATGTTGAGTTAGTAAACGAAGATGAAAGCCAAGTCATAACACTAGGTGATATGGTGCAATTTAAACAGTTTTTAAGCGAGGCAACTTATAAAGATTTAAGGGCTAAATCTAAACAAGAGGATCCTGCCCGTGTTTCTAAGTCTAAGAAAATTAGAGTTCGCTATATGGGTGTAGATAAAGGTATGAATGTTATGTTTACAGTTTCAGCAGAAGACCCAGAAAAAAATGCTAAGGCTGGTAGACCAACCTCCTATAAAACAAAAGTTCTACTTCGTGATGCAGAGCAAATTTTTAAAGAAAAGCAAGGTACTACAACAGACGCAAACCTTGTAAGGCAGGCAATCAATGGTAACCTATTAGTATCCTGTACTTGTCCAGCAGCTACTTACTGGGGCCAAGAATATAAAGGTACAATTCATGATTACTCCCTAGTTAAGAATAATATTCCGCCTACAAGAAACCTACCAACACAAGTAGTATGTAAACATATGTTTGCAACACTTACAGCCCTACCTTTCTGGAATAATTCAATCGTCCGTGATTTTAGAGCATTAGGTCTTCTATCAGGGCATAAGAAACGCAAAAAATCTCAGCCTACCTCAGGGCCTGAAAATAAAGATGAAGCATAGCAAAGGAGTATATGCAATATGAATGAAAAAGAACAAAGATTAAAAGAGCTTAAACGAGAACTAGAAGTTTTAGAAATTAGGCTACGAGATTATACTCGTACTAAAGAGCCTGAAAAGATCAACATTGATAAATATAACTATTTAATTAAAAAGGTAAAACAAGAAATAGAAGACTTGGAGTATGATTTAGGAGCTAAAGAAGATATAACTACCGAAAGCCTCCAAAACAGAATTAGACGTGTTAAAGACACGCTTCGTTCAGAAACTAAAACAGAACAATCTAAAGTGCTAAAAGAGACTCTCAAGAGACTACATAATGACCTAAGAGTTAGATCTATTGCTGCACACCCATACAAGCAGCTACTTGAAGCTAACAAAGTATCAACAATTGAGATTGTTGCAACAATTCAAGAGTTTTTCCTTGATGCTATTGGGCTACCTGTTGAAGTTGTTGTTCAACCTAGAAAAAGCGAAGTTCTTGTAATAATTCCTAATTATGCAGTAGTATCTAAAGA